AGCGATCATCGGACTTTATTGGAAGCAATAAGGGCGGGCAATGCGAAAGAAGATATTGAGGGCGAATGCCTGAATCGTATTGAAGCGTTTGCATCTTGTGAAGCGATGAAAGGTAGTATCAAGGAGGCTAAATGATTATGATAATTGATAAAGAAGAACCTAGTTTTGCGGAAAAGGTTAAGAGCAAACTTTTGGAAGTTTTGGCTGAAGCTGCAAATCTTGAGAAAAAAGTGGACATTTATCAACAATTAATAATGATTTTATTATCTACTTTGAGAAGCTGCGAAGACGAGAAGGCTCACAGGAGTTACTTACTTACTGTCAAGCGTTTAAAAACTAAATCTGATTATAATTTTTTAAAAGGTTGGGTGGATTAAACTCCTAATAATTGCTTAGCTTGTTCATTATCTTGAACTTCTTGGGTAGTTTTAGCCGCATTGGCTGACATAACTTGAGTTTGAGCCATGTCTTTCTGAGCTTTCGCGTCTGCCATTTTAGCGTTGTCTTGAGCTTGTTGAGCTTCAATTGCTTGTTTTTGTTCTTGTCCCTGTCCCAAAGATTCTATAATTTCCATATATTTAGCTTTGTTTTCGTTTTGATGTAAATCCAAATATTCCTCCATTGCAATAGCTCCCATCTTTAAGCCCTCTGGCTGATTTGCAAAGGTTTGCTGGATAAAATTAAGTAATTCTAAATTAGCCCGTTTTCGCTCTTCTACGTCGTAGACATTACCTTCAACTTTAATTTCAATGTCCGCCTTAAAAGCGGCTAATAATCTTTGAGTGAGAATAATATATTCTTTCTTTGCAACAGGATTAATCTGACTTCCCATCACGATAGGCAAGCCATTGGCATCAGTTCCAACTTCTTGTTGTTGAGTCAGTGGCTCATTTAAACTTTTAAAAATATTAACTAAATGTTCAATGCTTGGGTTTATTTGTTTCAATCGCTCGTCATCAATATTAACTTCAATCAATTCATCTCTGATTAATAATAATAAGTCTTCTAAAAACATTTCTAAAAACGGTTGCAAGACACTTTGAGACATATTCCTTAAGTATTTTTTATAAACCGCTGTTTGTTTTTGCTGGACAAAATCTACGCCAGTAGCCGTTCCACTTACGACTGAATCAGACGATAAATCAACATTTATTTCTTGTAATTGATTGAGTGTTTTCTGTATTTCACCATCCATGAGCTGAATATCACTCGTTTGATATTTGTCATCGGGCGACCAAATACCGTCCGCACCTTGTGAATAAGATTCTGCATTGAAAGGAATATCATAACCAGCACCACGCAAGGCATTCTCTAAATCATGCTTAGCAATTCCTGTTTCCATGGCGGCGGTATACAAATTTGATGGAATAAAGCGAGTTCTAAATGTAGTTTTACCGACCGAATAAGCTTGACAAGCTCTTAAATAGTTTAACCAGCACGCTTGATTGTAACTTAAGCCTAATTGAGATTTGCCATACATTCCCCATGGATTAGTTTGAGCTTCACACAATAAAATATTTTTACGATTATATGGATTGTGATTATATTCAACTAATAATGGAATTACTTCATTTAAAACTTTTGCGTAAAGAACAATTACATTTTCGTAAGTTTCTTTGCTACTTCCACTTTTCACACAAAACTCTTTTAAGTAGGCAGTTCTCAGCTCGCAATAACCTTTATATCCTTCCTCATTTTGCCTAATGCCTGGCTGGGTGGCTTGTTCAATTCTTCTTTGTGAGTCTGTTTTGCTTAAAGTAGACTGTTCCAGTTTTACTAGCTCTGAATTATCTCTATAAATAACAAAATCTTGATAAGTGTAAGGAGCGGCTGGGTCAAAATCTGGATTTGATTTTAAATCATTCAGTGATATCGCTTCCCAAAAATATAAATCTACCGCATTAATATCATTGTTTATAGGGCTAAGCATATCTGGATAGCAGTTAAACATATTAATGACAGTGGCTTTAGCACCCTGATAAACTAATTCATTTTCACCATCATTCCGCTTAATTCTTATCTTCCCGCCTTCCATCTCAATAGTTTTGGCTCTTTTCTTTTCAGTTTTGACAATATATGAATAAGCCAAACCGCTCGTGTTCAATAAACTGCATTGCAAATCAAAGTTATCTAATGCATTATAAAAGCCGCTTTCTGGGTGGTTTAAAGATTTTCTCATCTTACTTTTTACAGCATTGACTAAAGTTGTATTTGTGTTTTGTTCACCGCTGGGAGCTAAATCAAACCAGTCCCCATCTTTAGTTAGCCATTGAAGCCTATATGCGCTTGCTTGTCTCCATGAGCTAGGATAGAAGCTATTAGACAGGTTTACATATTGCTTAGCCAAATTCATGACTCTTGAACCTTCTTCACCTTTGATAGCCATTGAAATATAATCAGTCCATTCTCTTTCAAGTGGCTGGCGAATAGATTTATTCTGTTCTAAACGTTTATCATATTTCATGACCGCTTCTTTAATTGCGGCTGGGTCAATAGTTTGCTGAATATCTAATATTGTTTCCATTTTATTAACTTAATTGTAAACTCATTTCTTCAGTTTTTTTACTCTCTCTCTGTCCGAGCCAGTTCATATCAACTTTTCGGGCAACAGGTTTATAGAATTCATCTTTATTCAAGATTATATCAGTTTCCGTTTCATCGTCCCAAATGTGAGTGCTAAGTGGAGGCATAGCTGTAGGATAAAAACCATTTTCCGCAAAAAATTCTTTGAAAAATTCCAAGTCTTTTTTAAAATCAGAACTTCTTATGCTAAAAATATTGTAAGTTGGTTTGTTTTTGAAATAGTTTTGCCTTCTTTTATCATTATAATAAGTTGGCAAATAAACTTCTACTAATGGATATTGCTTCCGTAAAGCTTTCATCTTGTTTATTACTTCACTACTATTTCCCCCATACTCTAAACCATCGCTAGCCCTTTGAATTGAGGCTATTTCAGCATGAGGTATGTCACTTATAATTTGTTTGTATACTAATGATTTGTGTTTATTGCGTTTAAATAAATAATATAAAATTTTGTCTATAAATAGTAATATTTTGACTTTTATTTTATTGAATGTTTTCACTTGAGTTTTTATTTATCCTAATATTCTAAGTTTCTCTATTGTAACACTTGTATTTTTAACTTTTGGTGGGTCAGGCCATGTTCCTAATATTCCATAACTCACAGCATCACATATATCACCAACTGGGTGATTTTGATAAACCTGACTGGTATTTATTTCACCCGTTTTAGAAATATCATATTGCCATTCTTTGTTCAACCATCCATCCAGTAATCCATCGCAAGTATCTAACACTAATACGCACGGCAAAGAGTCAGCACAACGCCTCATTACAGCATTATTAACTTCGTTTGCCCTGTGATCTAACCTGCGAGCCCATTTGTCTTTATAAGCTTGCTGTTTTTCTTTTGTTAAATATTCGGACGGATTTCTCAAATTGTCTAATAGATTGATTGTACGCCCTGTTTCAAGCTCGAAAGTGCTTCGATTTGGTGCTAATGCAGGGTCTCCAAAATCCTTAATTTTTAGTCCTTCTGGATAATATTGAGTTGTAAAATTATTTAGCCAATTATTTGATTGCCTAATCACCTCCGTTAATACGCCACCATCTTTTGAGTTGGCAAATGCTTTAAGAAATATAAACCGCTCCAAATCAGCATTATACAAAGAAGGTACACAAGCATTATGCCTAGACGCTCCGCCTCCGTCCCAATGATTGACAAGTATCCATTTATAATTAGATAATAGATTTTTGATAACAGGGCTTTGAAAGCTCCACCTGACAGGTTGCAAGACATTACTAGTATCATAAAACACTTCGTTAAGACACTCTTCAATTATGTTTGCACTTGTTCCTCCAGGCTCCCCAAATACCTCTTGTCTTAATTTTGAAGGTTTAAGCTTTCTCATTTGAGCGTCTAACCAATCTTGGTCATTAGCTGGATTGACTGTGTGAGGAACAAAAAAGCTCTTGGCGTGTGATGCTACTTCTCTTCTATATAACTGTTCAAAATAATGATTACGGCTTTCTGGCGCCGAACTAACAAGACTTGTAATTTTGCAAGTAAATGACAAAGCTGTATAAGCCGTTTCAAGATCTAATGTAGGCCAAAAACCAGCTTCATCAAGTAAAGCAAATAAGCCTCGTCCACCACGACCAGCTTTTTTAGCCGATTGTTTACTTCCTACGGCTTTACCTTGGATCACTCCGTGCCCTATTTCACGGCTCATGTGTGTTGAACTCCAGTTATCAGGCTTAAGCCAGTCTGGTAAATTACTATAAATAATATCTAATCTTGGCATTAAACTAAATTGAGCACTTGAGCCGTCTGTGGTATCTTCATCTTGAGCAGCTACAACGCTACTATGCCCCCAGTACTGAGCTACCCAAAAGAAAAATACTAAATGAGTATCTGACCAGCCAACACGCCTAGACTTTTTGAAAGCATAAACATCAGGACTCACCTTTGCTTGCATTGCGAGCTGGCCAAAAGGTTGAATCAATAACTTATCTTGTTCAGGAAATAATCTAAACTTTCTTAATCGGTCACCCCGTGGGCTTTCTTGGTCGTACATCCACGCACAAAGGTTAATCCAATCAGCACAATTATATTTAAAATGCTCTTTCAGCTCTTCTCTAAGCTCAACAGGCAAATCTTCTAAAAGTTTTGGAAGTAAATCATAATCGTTTACTTCTTTCAAGTGATTCAATATTTCATAAAATAAGCTCATTCTTTAAGCGCTTTCAAAGCTTGCAAGTAAGTATCAGCAGTTAGTTTTTGGGTTTTTAATATTTCCAATTCTTTTTCCAGTTGTGCAATTTTTTCCTTGGCTTCGCCGTCTTTCGAGGTTGCATACTCACCTATCATTTTTGTCAGTTGATCTAGCGATTTATTAGCAGCATTTCGGTCAAGCTTTATGTAGCTACCCGATTCAGTTAAAATTGTATCACCAGCCATTGCTGATTCATAAACTTTTTTATGTTGCTCCAAAAGCCATTCCCTATTAATTTGAAACTTCTCTTCGGAAATTTTCCTGACTTTTGTGAGTTTTTCAGAAAAATATTGAGTTTTTGAGAGTTTTTTGTAAAGTTTTACTGATTCGGTTCTCGCACTATTCTCATTAGCTTTTTGGTAAACTGCTTTGTAAGCCTTAATCCAGTCTTGCCCATTGTCAAAATAATCATCTATCACATTTAAGTGCTTGATTGAAAGCTCTTTTTCACTCATAAATAAATCAAATAAACGCTCCGTGTTATTATTATAACACTTCTATAATGTCATAATCTTTTGTCACATCTTCATAGTTTTGTTCAAAATTATCACCAGCATAAAAATATAATATTCGCCTGTCTAAAGTGGCAATTAAATAGCCATATCCTATATTTCCTTTTTCATAATGAGGAAAGTTTTCGATTACATTTTCATTCATAAAATCATTTTTGCGTTTTATTTTATATTTCATAATTTTCCTAAAAATTTAAGTCGTTTTCTTCTAGCTTGGGCAAAAGTCAAGCCGTATTCATTCATAAACCAAGTAATGCTATGCTCATGCCTTGGCTTACCAATGTCCGACCGTTTATTAGTGGTGGCATATTCAATATCTTGCTTTGAAAGCCCTAAATCAGTTAAGGCTTTATTTAATTTGCTTTCTTTTTTGCTTGGCATTATTTTAAAACAAACTCATTATACTTTTCTGTTTGAGTCCATTTTCTACCGAAGAAATCAGTAATTTCTCTTTCAAATAATTCATTTCTATCTTTCACAATATTAATAAAAATACCGCTTTTGTGAATAGTGCCATCGGACAAAGTGCAATACTGTGTACCAATATTTTTGGATTCGTAAACATCTAAAGCGTATTGTCTGTCAGTGTGCTCAAGTGTTATTCTGTTAATATTGTTTGGTTCGTTTTTGATTGTTACTGTCATTTTGTTTTCTCCTTTGATTGATTTATATTACTTCAATTAATGTAATCTCATTAAGTCTCCAACCTGCATTGGCTAAATCACTTAAATATTGATTTACTGAATCAGTTTCCACAATGTGAATTACTGAATCTTCACCTGTTCCGAATTGAATTTTTGATTTAGTTTCGTTTTTCATTTTGTATTTTCTCTCGATTGATTTATAAGAATAATCTTAACAGTGTTTATAAACCCTGTCAATAGTTTTATTCACAAATTTTAAACTTTTTAACAAATTCATACTTTAGTTTATTTTTTAATATTAAGGGGCTTAAACTCACAAATAGTCATAAGTATTCACCCCTTTAATTTAAACGCCAAAATCGAGGCTTAAACTGGGCTGTGTTTTGCTTGTTCGATAAAACTTTTCGCAAAGGAATTTAATAAATTCCACTGCTTAATTATTTTAATTTCAGGTGGCAAATTTTCAGCTTTGAAAAATTCAGTTTCAAAAATTTCAGCTTCTTTGCTTTTATTCAATAAAAATTTTAGTTTTTTCAATTTGTGGGTTGAAATTTCAGATTCTTTTTTTATTGTAAAATCATTTTTGGTGAAAAAAGTTGATTGCATCGTGGCGGTTGTCATGGTGTGATTAACTCCTTATTAATTAAATTATTTAACACCCTCTGGAATGCCCAGAGAGCGGATAGGCAAGCCGTTTTATTCAATCCGTTACAATGATTCAGTATTTCAATTTCGGTTTCTAAATCAATTTTCAAGCCTAAGCCATGCGTTAAGCCAAGTTCTTTTCTTAAATCGGCTAATAATGGATCTTTCTCAAATTCATAATAAATTAACTCATTGTGTGGCTGTGTGAGCATGGCAAAAACATCTTTAGACACAATAATTAGCCGTTGAATAGCATTTGGCTTAGTCTCTGCTTTCAAACGGTCGTAAATGCATTTGTACGGCACTTTCAGGTTTTCCAAATCTTCTTTGTTTGTGTTAAAAGTGTTTTGATAAGCCTCTGCCAGTGCTTCAAATGGTTTTAAATTAACTTGTTTCATGCCGCTAACTCCAGTTTTGGTTGATTGGCAAAATTGTTAGAATAGGCTTTATGGCCAGTAAATAGAGTTAAATATTCAGAAATTTCCTTGTATCTACTTTCTAGCTTTTCCCTGTCAGAGAGAAGCGTATTGAATTTTTTAAGACACAAATTAAAATATTTGGGTGAAATAACATACTGATAATTGTCTAAGAACTCGACCCCTTTCGAAATCCGAGCATTAATTGCGTGCCACTGAGAACCAAGTTCTTCAACTTCTATTTCCCAGTTTTTAATATTAAATGCTTCCTTTTCCGCCATTTGAACGGCTAAAATATAAGCTCCGTTGTTGGTTGGATTGCGTTTTAACTCGTCTAATGCTTGTTTAGCACAATCATAATTTACTTTTTTAATATTACTCATTGCTTGCCCCCAGCCAGTTATAAGCTTTTTGCTTCATTTTAAATAATTTAAGAACTGCATCGCCAGTAGAGTTATCACAGGCTATCCACAAGCCGTTTTCTCCTTCTCTATAAAATAAACCCATGGGAGCGTATTTATGCTGGCTAGACTGGCTAGCTAACAGCTTATTTAAAAAGTCTTCGCTAACTTCAATAGGTTTCATTGGTCAACTCCTTCCTGTTGGTTAAAAAACTGACTATGTCTGCTTCATACCAGTAATGCCTTTTCTGCTCCAAAAATTGATCAGTGGTTTGACTTCCGAGTTGATATGATTTTTGTTTTAAGCGGTCGATATTTGGCTCGTAAATGTCATCAATTTTTTGAATAGCTAAATCATCTTTCAAAAGTACATACAAGCCTTTCAATCCAAAATAAGCCCGCTCATTGTCTGGTTCATTGCGTAAAATGTGAATAAATGGGCTTTCTCTTGTTTTTAAATGCTCAATTACAGAGCTATTAACCATGCTTTCAACCGCTTTGTCTAAAGCCTTAAACGGCTTGTATTTTGGTTGCAAGTCAGAGTATATTCTTCTGAAAACTGCTGGTGTTAAAGTGTATGTTTTGTTTCCCTTCTCGTCAGTAGGCAAGCCATTTTTAACTATATGCTGAAAGACTCCTCTCAAGTCTTTTAGAGCTAAATCTGACAATGCTTTTTCCCAAGACTTTGCCGTTTTGAAATCAATTTGATTATTTTGGCTCAAATAGCCAAGTCTTTGAAGTTCTTGTAAGTTTTCTAAAATAAAATTTTCCATTGTGTTTAAGGTCTCCGTCTAGTTCCTGCTTTGTATTCTTCTTCCAATTCAGCGTCCAATTGCTCAATTAAGGCTCTGGTTTTTGCTCTGTCAATCTCTGCTTGCATTGATTGCGAACCGTTTTCTAGCTCTGTTTCCCATTGTCCCGAATTTAAAAAAGTGGCAAACTTTTGAATATAACCATCTTTAACTCGCTTGGACAGTGAATAAGCCGCTATCGCTTTCTCAAAATCTTGAAGACTTGCCTTGTTTTTAACCTTAAGCCAAGCTCTGTAAGCCACATCTTTTCCGCCTTGCTTACCTTTTGCTACAGTTGAATAACCCACCCAAAGCCGTTTAAAAATAGGGCAGGGATAGGGGTCTTTGATTGGTTTAACCGTTAATTCATTCTCTCTTTGTATTAGTTCAGTACCGAACGACCCCTTTTCTTTTTGCTTTAGATTTAAGTTTTGACTTTTTAAAGGTTGTATTTCTTGGCTGAAATTTTCGGTGTTGGAAAAAGAAGAAATAGTATTTACTTCAAAGTTAGAACTTTCGTCTGCGTTAGCAGACAAGTCTGTACAATTTTCCGAAAAATCGGGAATAATATTTAATACTTGTTTTTTAATTACTTGTGTATTTGATTTATTGTTTATTAATTGTGGCGGATTTCCCGATGTTGGAATTTCCGAAGTAGGGTTTTCCGAAGTAGGGTTTTCCGCTTTTGGATTTTCCACTTTTGGAATTTCCGTTTTAGGGCTAATAAGCAATTTGTATTTATGCATCCAGTAACCTTTTTCATTTTGAAACTTGGAATACTCAATATAACCAAATTCAATTAATTCTTTTAAACTCGCTCTAATAGAATCTTTTCCATCTTTTAATATACTCTCCAACCCTTTAATTGACATGTTCCAACTATCTGGAAAACCTTGAATAGTTGCGTATAAGCCCCTAGCCTTTAAACTCACTCGATTATCACGCAATATATGATTTGCAATGATTGTAAAGTTGGCTTCGGTCTTCTCAAAAGAAATATTACCTTCCATCTAAGCCACCTCTCCCTTTTGACAGTTTAAGGTGTGAATTGTATAAATGTTTGTACTTAATCCACCATTTGGATTTTTTCCTTGCAAAATAGAAATTAAATTGTTTTCTTTTAAGCTTTTAATTGCCTTATCTAACTTATCTCGTCCAAATCCAGATTCCTCTTGTAAGGTTTTGCGAGAGGGACAACATTTACCTTCTGCGTCCATTTTTCTACATAACAAACATAAAATTCCAAAAGCATCAGCTCCAATTTTTGGAATTAAATCTAAAAGTCTAGTATCTATTCTTATCATTCAAATTTTTCTCCTATACCTGTTTACAATCTGTTTATTAAAAGGAAGGAACTAGCAACTGTAAACAGTCAGCTTTCAGTCAAGGGTACTAATCTTGACCTATCTAGTCCTACAAACACATAATCATTATACCCTAATTTTAGCAAAATAGCTATATGTAATTGACTGATTTGCTTTGCAATATTGAAACAAGTAATGTTAATTAATACCGAAATATTTAACATGAAAATCCTCTTATGTTAATTTATTCCTCAAATTTAAAATTGTCTTTGGAAATTAACAGTCTGAATGTTTCTCGCCCTTTGGGAGTGATTAAAGTTTGAACGCCCGCTTTTCCATTGTATTTATTAGTAAATTCTTTATATTCCATCAAGCCCTTTTCTATTGTGCTTGCGTAGGCTTTTAAATTTCCTTTGCCATCTCTGTAGATAAATTTCTTTTCAAGCATGAATTTAATAAAATCTGATTCTTTCATTCCAAATTCTTTAGCAGTATCTCTAAAATTGGTTAGTAAATTTCTATCCACTAAAGCATCAAAATATTCAGCTTTTGGTTTCATTTCCTCATTTTCAGCTTGCAATCTCAGCCTTTCTTTTTCGGACTGAGTCGCTATTTCCAAAATTTCTAAAATAGTTAATTCTTTTGGTTTAACTAAAGATTCTTTGTATTTTCTCTCTGCTTCAATAAAATACAATCTAGCTGATTTACCTTTCTCATTGTTTTCAACCATTGCAAGCTGTTTAGCACAGTCTAAAGTTAAGTAATATTCTGTCGTTGGGTTTAAGCTCTGGAAGGTTTCACAAATTTGTGTAACGATGTAGTCAGTGTTTTCAATGAAATCGTACTGGTCTATTCTTTGCTTTATCCAATCAGTGAATTGGCGTTTATTCTCTAAATAGTTGTGCAATTCTCTCGCACCAACTAATTGCTGATTATTTTTGTTTTCAATCTTGATTATTGTTAATTCCATTCTTATTTTATTTATTTGTGCATACTCTTAATTATACGACTCTTTTTAAATGTTTTCTTGTATAATATAAAGTAACCCTTTCAAAATTATTATTCATGGAAACCCCAAAACACGACACGACCCCAACTTTCAGACCTAAAGGTTATTTAACCAGAGCCGAAGTTGCTAAGTTGCTTAGTCAAGAACTAAATACTCCAGTTGAACTTTATACCGTGGCTAGGTGGGAAGAAAAAGGCATACTCAAAGGACAAAAATTTGATATGGCGGGAAATAGAGTTTATTATCAAGAATCAGATGTAAATGATTTCAAAGAAAAAATGAAATTAAAGTTTGATAATAAACTTAAAAAGAATTAAACAATATTACTTAAGATTATTTGACAAAACTAAACAAATATGGGTACAATATTAGTAAGTTAAATAAATAACTGATTTGACAGTTGATAGCGTATAAATCAGAAAATAAATAAACTTAAAACAATTTCCCTGAACTTAAAAACACACCAACAAATTAGCCGAGTGTTCCGCTAAGAAAACTCGGCTAATTTGCAATAATCTAAAAAAAATAAAAACTAAACAAATAAGCGAGGTTTACTCCTTTTTAAAATTTTAACTTTTGTTTACAAGGAAAATAATACCATTTATCGCACTAAGAAACTACTTAACCACTAAAACAAAATGAACAATACATTAATTAAACAAGACTTACAAGCTAAAATTAAACCAGAAACCAAAACATTTAATGTTTATGCTTTAGGTGATTTATTAGACTGGAACGGGAATCTAGTTTGTGAACATGGCGATCGGGTCTCTATTAGCTTAATGAATTTAGACAATGGTTTTTATTCAGTCACGATTAAAGGTAATCACAATAGTTTTTTCTTTACAAAAGCGACTAAAGAAGAAATTAAAAAGCTAGTTTCAGCTAGAAATCCAGAACCACCAACTGGATATTATATTGGCGATGTTTTTTATTATTAATTTTAAAAAGGAGACAAACTAATGCTTATTAATATTAAATTTTACGATAAGTTCGAGCAAGAAGTTCTTAAAAATGTCATAGATTTTAACAACTTTGTTTATCACAGGATAATTCCGACCGCCAAAGTTTATTTTTCAGAGAATGGCGTAAAAATGGAAAATGTTTTAAATGTCGCTGAAGAGCGGATCGCAGTGCAAATAGACGGCATGATAAGCTTTGTAAGTTTACCAGTACCAACCAAATTAGACCGCTATCAAAACCCATTAGGCGAAATTGAATCAATAATAATTAAATATACCTATTTAGACACGCAAGCAGATTTTTTGGAACTTGATAAGATTTTGAAGTTTTTAAAAAATGACAATCCAGCCTTACAATTTGGTTTTATTTGTATTGACGGGGTACTCAAACAATGAAGAATTACATAATGCCAATTCTAGGCTTAGCTCTAAGTGGGTCTTTTGCTTACGCTTCAATTTTAAATTATTCAAAACCGCTTAAAATTCCACATGAAGAAATAAGTTTTGTTTCTGAATTGGCTTCATCTAAAGCAGAACTGGAACTTTTAAAATCAGAAAAAGCTTTAGTTGAAAAAAAATTAAAATATACTCAAAAGGTTTTAATTCGTGAAAGACAAGCAAGGCAAAAACTGTCAGCTAAAAAAAAGCCAATTAGCCCATATTTAATAAATAAGGTTAAAAAGATTGTTAAAAACTCACCTATTCCCGCTGTCAGATGGATTGAATTAAGCCAAGAACTAAACTTTCCACTTGATTTTTTACTCACTGCTGCAAAGATTGAAAGTCATTTTGGCACTCGTGGGCGGGCGGTTAAAACTAAAAATATTTTCAATGTAGGAAATACAGACGGTGGCGACTATAAACCAGTCGCTCACAATGAATTTAATAGCTTTAATTCCTCATTTGAAGCGGGTTTAATTAGATATGCTGAATTAATACGCAATTGCTATTTCTTTGAAAATGAAGAGATAAGCCTTAAAACATTTATTCAACGGGATTTTAGAGCTGTCAGATGTTCGCAGGTTGGCAAAAGATATATGAGCGATAGGCTTGCAACGCCAAAATACAAAATAATTTCTAGTTCATTTAGCGAGGTTAAAAGCGTATAAATAATTCCCTATCAGTGGCTCTAATCCAGCCATTGGCAGGGGCTTATCAAATAGCCCTAATTAAAATCCTAAAATCCTAAAATTTTAAAATGTCAAAATTAGCAATTAAAAATCAAGAAATTTCAATTTCAAAAATTAAAATTAAAAAATTAACAGTTCCTTTTGAATACCGTGCAGACTGTAAACTCGGGCTTTTTAAGCAAAAAGAAGAGCTTTTAAACAACACTTTAGAAATTAATTTAATTTCTCACAAAATTGAAGCTCAGTCAGTCAAATTTGGTCAAGAAGAGCCTAAAGACTGGGTTTGTTTAAAGTTTTTAGATGCAAAAAATGTTTTAAGTGAAATGTGGTTGCATTCCAGTTCTGAAAGGCGATTTGTGGAATTTATTGAAAAAATTACAATCATTGATGAAGAGAACGAACTAGGCTTAAATTTAAAACTTTCTTTTGAAAAAATCACTTCCAAAAAAACAGGAAATACCTTTTTTATAGTAAATACTGAATTAGTTGATAAAAATAATCCTCGTTGTTCTGATGAGCTTTTGGAAGCTTTGTTTTTAGAATTTGATAATTTGAAAACTTCAATCGCAAGTCCATTAGAAGAATTTGAAGCTTTGATTGAAAACTAAAATAAACCAAACGGGGCTAAATGCCCCAACCAACTAACCAACTAAACCGCTTTTTCGGTCTTACACGATCCAGAAGGCGGTTTTTTTATTGCGTACTAAGCACCGATTTTATTTTTAATTGCTTCTAAGGTTTCGCTGTGTTTTTCCAGTGCTTGCTTAATTTCGCCATGATCGCCTAAATGCTGGTTGGCGTGCTGGTGCAAAGTATTACAAACCTTTTCAAATCCCAGCGAAATTGAATCAGACACCGCTTTTGCCATTTCTTTCGCCATTTCACGCCCCGATTCAATCTGACTGCTGACTAAAGTTTCAATTAATTTAAATGAGGATTCATGAGCTTTGATCTCGGAGTCCTCTTTTTTTTCAATATTTTTTAACTGTAAATCAAAAAATGGCTTAAGCAGTTTGCCAGCCCCCCAACCAATCACAATCACTCCGATCAACCACTGACTTTTAATACTTGAAATTAAACTCACAATTACTTCTTCCATTATTTACATTTACACCTTTCTAATTTCGACTGACAAGACTTGTACTCATCTTGCCAAATAAAAACCGCTTTATTTAATGAGTTAATTTGCAAGTTTTGGCTATCAATTAGGCTTTTGAATACTTCATTATTACTTTTAATTAAATCATTCCTAATCATATCTTTCCGCCCTAATTTTATTTCTTTTATTTGAGTAGGGTCTGATTTAGCCAACTGGACGCAACTATGGCAAAGAATAGCCACTACCAATAATGCTAATAATACTTTTGTTTCCAATCTTGAAATTTGAATTATAAATCTTTTCACTCCAGCACCTCTTTTTCTTTTTGTTCAATCATTTCTAGTAAAGCGTTGCATACTTCCTGAACTCTTTGCCAATCAACCAATTTACTCTCTAATTGCTTAAGTCCCGCCCAAACTAATAATTTTCTGCATTTTACTTTTAATAATTCTTCCTCGGTCAGCTTGGCGTTTTCCTCTTTTTGCTTGGCGAGCATTCTCGCTAAATAAACATCTTCATTTTTTTCAATTTTTTCAATTATTTCACTCACGCTACCACCTCTTTTTCTTGAATTTCAAGCCTCTCTAAATAATATTTTTGCAAATCCGAAGGGAAGCTTTCAAATGGCTTCTTAAACAACTTATTGCTAATTGTATCATTTGCTTTTAATAACAATTCAGAACAATAAATACCGTCTTCATCTTCTTGGAAAATCAAACTTTCTATCAACTTCCAGCTCCATAAAACAGGATAGCCAATTATTTTTAATACTATATTTTTCTTGAATAAAGCCAAATCAGAGTTTAATTTAATTTTTAAAATATCTTTTACAGCGTACTTTTCACCAATGAAACTAAGCATTGCATCAAGTTTATAGCTATCATCAACCACTTCATTTATATCACTATTTTTATTCATTTTTAGCCAAGTCAAATAAGGAAAAACTGCTACTCCTGAATGAAAATGACTTTCAATTACATATATTCCCGCTCCGTACTTTTGCCCTGTGTATGGGTCTTTCATTTTGGAATGAAAATTTACAAGCGGATCGTAAGAGAATTTATAAGCTACATGACTTGCTAATTTCTCTCTCTCAATGCCCACCTGTTGAGTATGAGCTTGTATTCTTCTACTAATTAAATTCTTTCCAACCACAAATAAAACTGCGTTATTCATATAATATTAGCTCCAATTAAGTATTCTTTGAGAATCAAGGCTGTTTCTCTTCAGGCTTGTCTTTAATTTTATTGATTAAAACTTGAGCGTAATTTGCACCGTCCAGAAGCTCATCTTGCAAATGAACAAGCCACGCCAGCTCATTCAACTTGCTATCCGCTAAAGTGCAACCATATTTATTGACTCCAATGTTAGATCGTTGTGCTAGCCTGTCAATTACTTGATTCACGACTGGATCAGAACTTAAGCCGTCTTTTGCGTTCATTTCTTGTTTGTATGCTTCCCAGCTCATAAAATATATTAATTGGTACTTAACACTATTTTACTACTATATTTCTTTGCAAAAAAAAAAGAGAAAAGAACTGTTAATTCTTTCCCCTTTAATTCTTTAAAAACTTAAGGCGTAAAAACCTTAAAATTTAGAAAGACATATTTATAACTCAATATAAATTATACACTATTTTTTATTGCAGATTCAACCATTTCATAATCATTTTTTCTAATATGTAGAGTATCCAGAAAATATATTTTGTAACCTAAGTTTTGTAAATAATTAGCTTTGTCAAAATCTGAATGCTGATAAGCTCCCCTTGAATGCCCGCCACCCGAAAAAGTACCGCCTTGAATTTCAATAGCAATTTTTAATTTTGTGCTTAAAAAATCAACTTTCCAACTGCTTTTTCTACTTTTCCACAATCTTTTCGGTTTTTCAATTTTATATTCCCTGACAAAATAATCCCTAAAATTATTGACTCTTAGCCAACTATCAAAACTTTCCTCTAAATGACTTTTCATGCAATTAAAGCCTTTGGTTTTTGCGTTCCCGCCGATTCAGATTAACTTTAGCTGTTTTTTGATATAGAAATTCTAGGTTGTACTTTTCAGGCTCATTCTCTACAAGTTTTAAAAAAATATCTTTCAAAATATAATCTGTTTTTTCTTTTGACGTGTCAAATTTTATTTCTTGTTTATTTTGCCCTTTCTCTTCAATTTGAACTATCGAGAATTCCTCGGATGTTAAATTTTTAGAACAATATTCCATAATTTCTTTATCCGTTTTTAAATGTAATTTATAAATACGGTAAATCAATTGAGTTTTTAAAATGCCCAATCTTTCCGCCCTTTTTTTCAAAGTTTCTCTTTCCATTTATTTACTTTCGCCTGCTACTCCATTGTTCTTTTTCTTCCAGTAAAGAATTTTTGCTGATTCTCTCGATATTTTGAGTTTTTGAGCTTTCTTTGCTGGGTCTTTCATATCCTTGTGATACCTGTCTCTCTGTTGTTTGTTAAGCAAGTCTCTGTTTTGCTCTCTGTAAGTGGCTTGCCAAATTCTAGCTTTTTCTCTTTCTGCCTCAGTAGATGGTTTTTTATTCAATTGATAATTATCTCTTCTTCTTTTAAGCCTTTCCTCCCGAGTTCTTGGCGTTTTCCTTTTTCTTAACTTTCTTAACTTTTTAACTTTGGGTTCTTTGGGTTTTTTGGGTTCTTCTAATTTTTTTGCCGCATATTTATCTTTCTTTTTTTGCAAAATCAAATCTCTATTTTTTTTATAATACTCTGAACTTTTAACTGCTTTTTCTTCGGGAGTTTCAAGCTGCTTAACTGCTTTGACTTTAGAAGCTTTAATGATTTTAATTTTCGGTTCTTTTGGCTCACAATCTAAATCGTCAAATTTATATTTATTATTTGGCTTAATTACTTTTTTTTCTTTGGCTAATTTTTCTTTTTCTTTATTCTTTTTTAAAATTTTATTAAAAAAGTCTAAATTTTTTTCTTTTAAATTGCTCATATTATTTACTTTCCAATTAAAACTATTAAATCATCTAACATTTGTTCTAAGTTCACTGGTTCGGCAAACTCAAAACTCCCATCTTCCAATTCTTTATATTCTGGATTAATTGAATAATTGTAAATTGTGTTGTGAAGACTAAATTCTTTCAAATCAATTTCATAACAGTATTTTAACTTTTGCAATTTATTTTCAAAAGCTAAAAAATCATCTTGGTTTTCAATTTTTTGCCAAAAACTAATAAAAGGAATTAGCTTACCATCGCTCTCCCACAATGGGAATGTTAAAAAGTTTTCATTAATATAAGGTATTAATTTTTCTATTTTTTCATACAAATTCATTTTATTTACTTTCCTTTAAAATAAGATTTTTTGCTGATTTTTATTAACTTACCATTTACCAGCTAATTCAATTATAACTTCAAGAGCCAAAGCAATTTTAGTTGTTTTGTTTGGAATTGTTTGTATTAATTCAAAAGTACTCATGCTATTTCATTATTACCGTTGAGTATGTTAATAAACCCGCTGAAAGCCAATAAATAACCCTTGCCCAGTCGCCTTTGATACCATACTGAATAGCACAAAGTACATCTATTACTACTAATATATAAGGTAATTTCATTTTAATAGCCCCGCATTCTGCAAAACTTCTATTACTTCCGTTTGAAAAGCGTCGTCTCTAGCCTCTTTAGTCTCATAATTAGACCTCACCTCAAAAGGAGTATTATCTTTTAGCTTGATAATAATATACCAGCCCTCATCGCCTTGAATACGCATAATACCTAGAATAGAATCAGTGGCAAAAACACCACCTAGTAACTCAATGAATTTCATGATTTAAAGTACGATTAAGGGAATATTTGTAATGCCAGTCTCAGCCAATTTGTCGAAATAATCCCAAATAGCTATAATTTGTTTTCTTCTTTCCTCTGTGTCAGCTTCCACAACCACACAACCAGCCGAGCCAGCTATTAAATTATTTGGATGCCAGCCTAAATTTTCTCTTATTTCACCATATTTATTTTTAGTAGTAATTCGATCATTTTCGGTACTAATTGCATAAAAAGCACCTATTCCTCTAGCCCCCGCCCATTCCCTTTCTTGTAAAGGTTTATCAATCCATAATTTATAAGGTTTGGTTAATTCATTACTGAAAGGAATAGGTGCTTTGCCCCTTTTAAAACTTATCTTTTCATATCCTCTTTGCCCACTACTACTAGGCAATCTAGCAAATTCTCTTACTACTAATCCGCTTAATTTATTAACAGTTTTCACGGTAAATAGCCCATTAATAGATTCAATAGAGCGGTCATAATAAGCAGTTGTAGTTAAATTATTAGTACTCATTCGGTATGCTTTATATACTTATACCTACTATTATACTATTGATTTTTAGTCTAAAAATTGAGGGTGAGGTTAGCACTTCCCTAACTAATTTATGCTTTTATTGCACTCACCCAGAACATTTATATTATAAATTATTTTTACATAAATAAACAGCATTGTCTTTATATTTTTTCAGTTCCCAAGTATTATTTATTTTATACTTTTTAGCTGTTTCAGAGCGTAAAAATTCCTCTTCTAAAAAGTGTTCTGATAATTGGCTCATTTGACTACCTTCTTCTTTTTCTTATTGTCTTTTTTATGAACGGTACTATTAGTCGATATTATGGCTCTTGGTTGTATCTTCATATTTTTCTCTTAGTTCAGTTTAGAGACCTATCAAAGCCATTACTCATTGATAGGCTATTAATATTATATCAACTTTAATCTTATTTTTACTCTTCAAATCTTACCGTTTTAGCCCATTTATTCACTAAACCAACTATTAATTCTTTTTGTCCGTTTGCAAAAGCTTTATCTAATGTTTGTAAAGTATTATTAAAAGTTGAGCGTGTAAAAGGATTGCAACGCCCTTGCTGACAATAAAGTAAAAAGTCTTTAAGTTTAGAAACAATTCCAAAAGCTTGAAAATCGTCTAAAGTTGATTCGGTTGTTTGATTAACAAATCTAACTAAATCCGTTCCCATTGCAAGCGGTAATTCTTTAAACCATTTTTGATTAGCTTCGTCCCATTTTTGATTTCCTTCTGTTGGCAAAATGTCCGTGTAATCAGTTAAATTAGCTGGATCAATATTTAATTTCTCAATTGTAAATAAACTACCATTTTGTTTATTTGCCAAGACTTTATTTCTGAAGTCTGGAATATATTCCCATTTTTGCAAATCTTGATTAAAAATAATTGCTTTGTTTTTTTGTGTAGCTAAAATATTTTTTATTAAAGTTCCATTTGCTGGAACTAATGGTTTGCCTTCTAATGGGTCTAAATTAGCGTCTGATTCTGATAAAAACTCAAAAGTTGATGGATTGTAATTATATATTTTCATTGTTTAAAATTTGATAATTGGTAAGTAAGCTCTGTTTTTTGGTCTGGTTTCTGTTCCACCAGTTGATCCCGTATTAGTTATTTGAGCATTTGATTGGAATCCTGCGTTCCCAACTGTACCTGATCCATTTGCGGCTACTTCAGTATGATTATGACTTTTAAAATCATCGTTTTGTGCAGTACCAAATGCTCGATTTGTGTCATAGCCCTTACTTGAATCAACACCTCGAAGAAAAACGCCTCGGTCATCTGGTAAGTTAAAAGTTGTAGTTCCATTTCCCAAGCCGTACAAACTTTGCAAATATGAATGAGTACCGCTTTGAGTTCCACTTGTATTTATTCTTGTGGTTAGCATTTCATCACTACATAAACCAAATGTATTTGCATCAATATAAAATACAAAATAATCAGTAGTAGTATTTAAACCCGTTGGCAAAGCTCCAGTTGTGCTTAATCGTAATCTAGCACCATGATTCATGTAATGAGCTGTTTTTGTTAGAACGCACGGAGAGGCAATTGTAACTGTAAAATTTTGACTTGCAAATAAACCAGTTGGATTTAAAACATTAAATAAATTAGAATAAGCTGTTCTTGAAATTGCAGATCCATCTCTAATTAGCCAACCAGTCGGAGCAGTAGGAGCTACCCAATATGTCATCGATCCAACAGGCACAATATTTGTCCCACCAGTAAAATTTACACCATTTAAAAAAGTTTGATTGTCTCTAAAATAATTCTCTCGAGTTTGAGTCGGCCCTTGCCAATTAACCGCAAAAGTTACCGCTCCAGCTCCGCTTACCGTTGCAATTCCAATTAAACATTTTTCAGTTAAATTACTGGGTAAAGCCGCTGTTATATTAGTAGCTTCATAATCTTTAGTACCACTGACAAAAGTTGCCCAAATATAAAAAGTGTTTGAAGTTGTTAATCCAGTAATTGTTTTTGCGGGCCAGCCTGTTAAAGCCGCATCTGCTGTTTTGTCAGCTCTATATACTGATTCGTCCCACCAAACAATTGCATTAGCTAAAATACTTAGCTCATTAGTACCGCCTGAAAAGCTCGTACTCGTAACATTAATAATATGATCAGTCGTATGAATAGCCTCTAATAATTCTCTATTTTCAGCTACCACTTCACCAGTATTATTAATAGCCGTTGAAGTATTTTGCCTAGCAGTTATCTCACTAGCAGAACTAATAACATTGCTAGCACTAATTCCTGTTACATTTGCTGTATATGTTGTTATTTGTTTTGTCATTTTATACGAACCTTAAAAGCCTTTTTCCGTCGCTAATTACACCAGTCAGAGCATATAGTGAACCGTGATTAGAAACTGCATCAATTTCTGAATACCATTGCACTAATATCCTCAAACTTCGCCCCCCATCGGCAGGGGTAACATTCATATCTGCATTTCTCTCTTCAGTCCATAAACCTACATCCCATAAAGCCACATCCCACAAACTAGCACTCGAAGACCCTCCGCTCGTTTTAGTAATATTAATTGTACCAGTTTCTTTACCGTCCCAAATAAAAGTAAAACTAGCAGTTAGACTGACTGGAAGAAACCATTTAAAAATCAAATCTAAAACTTCTTTGTATTGAGTTAAATCAGAACCTAAATTTAAATCACCAGTTTCAAAGGTACTTAAAATTGGTTGTCTGGTGCTTGTCGTAGCAGGGTTTCTTTCATACTCATCACCATGAAATGCTTTGTAAATATCGCCAAAATAAGAACCTAAATAAATATCTCTACCGTCTACATCTGCACAACTCCAGCCCCAGCCAGTCCCTTGTCGAGTCGTCCAACTTGAAACTATTGCTCCTGTTGCCGTCTGAATAGCATAAGTATAAGCTATTGTTAAATTCATGGGGGTTTCAGGATAAGCAAATCCTTCATTTGTGCTTCCAATATCCGCCCCTGACGGTAAACTTATCCAGATTGTATTTCTTTCTTTGCAATGCACCATAAAAGATTTATTAAAAGCCGCATTCATTGCTCCGCTTTGAATTAAAGAATTAATCTGAATGCCAGCTTCTAAAATAGTACTTTGCACTTCATTTTCGATGGCACTTAAAGCCCCAATTCCACGGCTAGACATACTATACAAATCATTCAGATAATTAATTACGCATTCTTGATTAATCGCACCTATATCTTTTGAAATATTATTAAATACCCCAAATCGATTAGTATTAGGAGTATCATCACTTTGTCCAACCCAAGCTTGCTTTTCGGTATAAGCCACAATAGCCAAATCTTCTTTTGTTTGTCCAGATCGTTTTAAAGTGGCAATAGCTGTTATTTCAGCTCCTTCAGTGTCCAGTATTTCAAACCAAGCATTATTTGCTCCAGAACCCGCTGTGTATGTTTCACCATTTTCTAAATTAGAAGCTAACAAATAATCAAAATTAGCTCCACCCGCAGGAAAAGACCATAAAATTCTATTCTTATAATTAATAACTTTATTTGGTCTATTGCTTGTTAAAATTTCGGTCAAGATATTGCTTCCAAAAGCCGTTATATTGCTTAAAGTCGTGCCGTCCCATACCTTAGGCTGATTAGTTCCATCACACAAAAATACTTTAGTTACACCGCTAGCACCTCGCCCTATAGCCCATCTAACCGTTTTGGTAGCATCAAAAGCTGAGCTAGATTCTAAAGTTTCAGCTCCACCATTGATGGGAATTGAGTATAAATTACCACTTCTTACAAGCAAGCGTTTACTTCCAAATTTAAAAATAGCCCTTACTGGAGCGGTAGCCAGTCTATTAGTATTTTCTTTACTTGTACCAATTTCAATATTTCCAAAGCCTCTAGTAGTTGGGTGTACATTACGAGCCGTCCACAAAGCAATAGGGCTTAATGCTGAACGAGGTAATGAACGATTAACTCCACCACCAGCTACGAATCCAGGGCTTTCCATTTCAGGGGGAAATGTTCTTACTCTACTTGCTACCATTTATTCTTCCTCCATTGAGTAAACGAGTGATTTATATTTCTTTTGCTTAGTTGGTTTCTTAAGCTCAGGGTGCTTATCAAGCCATTTCTTTTTAGCTTGGGCTATCAATTTAGATTCCACCTCATTACGGTCAGCAGTTGGGTTTAGCTTCATGTAGCGGTCAATATCAGCCCTGAAGCGTTTTAATCCTTCGGTGGTAAATTTCGGTGTAACATAACCAGGGCGGCCTGTAAAGTTTAAATTCTGGATATTACTTTTAGCTCTTTGTTTTAACCGATCGCTTTGTTTGATATTTTCAATTTCTTCATTACCACCACCAACAACTAAGCGCAAATCACCTTTTGTTTTGACAGAGCCGATTTCTTTCGGGAAAGCACCATCTAAGTCATAAACTTTCTTCTCTTGCTCGTTTAAGTAAGCATTAACCTTATTAAATAACTGGCCCGTTGGCAAAACTTTTAACCAAACTTTTAATAATTTTTCTTTATCAACTTCTTCCTCTCCTTTAAAAGCTTCAAAGGTCATATTTGTTACTTTGCCTATGTCTTGGATATAACTAGCCAAAAGCGGCTGCCCTAATGTTTTAAACCTATTAGTCAGCATTCCCACAATGCTATCTTTTTCGCCAAAACCTCTTTGTTGTATTTGGAGTCGTTCACCAAAACCTGGTAAAAGCTTTTTGTTGGCTAAACTGGCTTGGTTAAATTTATCTTTAAAATCTTCTCTTTCTTCCTCTGGTACAAAATTTCTAACCAAAAAATTCATAGCCATTCCAGCCGCTGGCAAGCCAACTAAAGCCGTACTTCCGCCAACTAAATAAGTTCCACCGATATTAGCAATTAAACTAGATATGCCTTTTAAAGCCTTGTCTGAGTCCACTTTATTTATGTCAAATTGATAAGTACCATTATCCAACTTCTTAAAGCCGTTTAAGCCGTCCAACATATCAGTCGAGGCTCTTTGTAAGCTGTTTGATATTCGGTAAACTGGTTTTAAAAACGGGGTGAAAGCTTTGCCAAGTTCGGTGTTACCCAAACCACCTAATGCAAAATCAGCACCTTTAGAGCCACGGCCAGCTATTAAGCCTAAATCAATATTCATCTTAGTCATAAAGCTAAGCACTACTTCTTTGGGAGCCTTGTCTCTAAAAGCTCTAAAATTAGTTACAGGGTCAGGTAAATTTTTAAATTCTGGGTGTTCAGCTTTCCACGACCGAGCCGAGGCCACCACCGTTACATCATGATAAAAATGAGCTATTAATTTATTAGGGTCTAAATCTTCTATTTTTTGCCAACTATTTTTTAACCACTCACCAACATTTTTTCCAGCTTTGCGAGACTGACTAGCATTACTCATGACATTGTAATAACTACCCCTTTTATCAGCGGTCATAAAATGCAAAAGACTATTTTTATTAGATTGTAATTTTTGCCCAAGCGTTTGGTATAAAGCTTTATCCACGTCGCCAAAAAAAGGAATTGCATTAGCCAAGCGGCCTAAACCTTTACTGGCTTGTAATTCAGGGGCTGAGCGAACATTTATATAATCAAATAGGTTTAGGAATGCGCTACCTGGATTCCAAAGTAAAGCCCCTTTATAAGCCATGGATTGAATGTTTTGGAATAAGCCATTACCTGTAATAGTTTTTAATGCTCCGATTTTATTGTCTACTGCGATTAATGTTTTTTCTAAATCAAACTTTTCATTTTTTAACTCTTCAATCGCTCTTTTAACGCTGGCCGTTTTGGGTTGATTTTCTAATTTATCAATTTTGGTATTAAAACTATTTATTTTTTCAACCAAATCATCTTTAAAATCTTCGGCATATTCCACCATTTCCCGATTACGGTCAGCCAATTCGGCTAAGGCTTCAGCGGCTTTGCTATTTTCAAATTCTGGCCTAATATTACCTTCAGCGTCTAATATTTCATCAACATTTTTATTGTTTAAAATATCCTGAATTTCTTTATAAACATCTTCACTTTTATCAGCCAATTTGGTTTCATAAAGCATTTTGCGAGCTTCTAGCTTGTTAAAACCATCAATAAATTTTTGATTAGCCTGTCTTTTTACACTTAAAATATTTTGGTCAATTGTTTTTGGAGTATTAAAAACCAATTCCAAAGCGGCTGTTTTCATGTTTGCCAATTTTGCGTTTTTGGTTAATTTGTCAAAAGCTTTATTAATTGGCAATATATTTAAGGCTAATTCCAAAGTGTCAGCAAAACCATTACCTTCGATAATTTTCTTAGCAATAACACCAATTACAGGGATAGCAGCGGGGTTAAAAGCAAATTGTTTATTTAATTTTTTGGTGTTGGTGGTGGCTTCGTCGATTAGGTCAGTATCTAACGCTTTGTTTTCGCTTGCATCTTTAAGTAAAAATTCAGTGGCTTGATTGGTGTTATTGGTTAAATTTGGGCTTCTTTCGGTGGCTAAATTTTCAGCGGTTTTATTTTCTAAACGCTCTTGAAGTTCTTGATAAACCGTTTTAAATTTTTTGCTTGCCGCTGTTATGGCTTTTCCAGTTTCAGCATCTTTTAATTTGGTTTCCATTTTGCCTTTAATGGTGCGCCCTGTATCTTGTCTTTGTTTTAATTGTTCTCTCCTAGCGGTTAAAAGCTCTTGGGCTTCCCCTTTAAATTCAGATTTAGCTCTTGAAATATGAAAAGCCGTATCCCCTTTTTCATTTTTCCAAACATGATCAAGTCCACCATTATCTAGTTTGGAGCCAGTTTTAGCCATAAAAACATCTTTAGCGGTCTTAAACTGTTTATCAGATTTTAATAAATCGCCTTTGGTTTTAATCCACTGCTCAGCTAAATCATCTATTGAGTTTTGCGCCCCTACTTTGGCATTAGACGCTTTACCAATATTGGTTTGCACGCTTAAACTATTAACATCTGATTTTGCAACTCTTTCACCAAGACCGAGCCTATCAAGCATTCTTTCATATCGATTTAATATTTTTTGGCCTTTGGTATTTAAACTTAAACTGTCTTTTCCTTTAGTTGGAAAAAGCTGAATCCCTTTATAGCTGTAGGTTTCAGGGTCTATTCCTTTTTGTTTTAATTTAATTTCTAAAGCTTCGGATAAATCCACTAAAGTATTTTCAAAAGTTTTCTTTTCTTTCGCTAAATCAGCTATTACATCAATCGCCTCTTCGTCTGTTTTACTCACCGCTTCGCTTATATCGCTGAGTTTATTTAATTTATCTGGCTGTCTAGCAATTTCCTGAAACTCAACTGCTTTATAGTCTCCAAGAGTACGGGCAATTCGTTCAGTTCCATCTGGATTAATTACTTTTTTTGTGCCTAACTTTGGAACTGTCTGGGATTCCTCGATAGTTGGGTTTTTAGTGGCCTTTAAGCCTTGTGGCTCTGGTGTGGATTTTGAAAACTCCGCTTCCTTTTTAGCTTCAATTTGTGTCTTTAAATTATTTAATTCATCTATTGTTCTTGTTATTTTAGTTGTAAGCAATTCTTCTTCATCTAAAGCTCCAAGAAGATTGAATTGTTTTTTTCCCTCAAAAGAGTTATTGATATAATCTCTAGCTTGTTCAAATGACGGAGTTTCCCCTATTTCTTTTGTTAAAAAATTCCTAACAGAGAGCTTATTATTTTGTAGTTTTATCTTTTCTGATTTTTCGTAGTCTAACCTTTTCTGAATAGAATCAAGAAAAGTTTTATCATCTTGTTTTATTGCAATTTGCTTTTCTTTTTTTGATAGTTTTGTATATTTATCTAAAAAGCTTTTCTTAACATCCTCAGTCTTAACTGGTTTAGGTTTAGGTACTTCTTCTATTTTTTTTGTTAGCCTATCCTGAAGGTTATCGGCTTCTTTGTATAAATCTTTATATTTTTGATTTGCCTTATAACTTAAATCATAATAATCGTCTTGAGCTTTTTCAAATGCTTCTTGTCCGCTTAGTCCTTGTTCTTCATATTTTTTTTGTATTTTTTTAATCTCTCCCCATTTAGTAGAATCTGTATACTTTTCTGATTCTTTTTTCGCTTTATTTAGCCTATTTTGCATATCATCTAATTCAGTTTTATAGACTCTTCTACCATATGCAATTTTTCCTTCTTGTGTACTTAAATCCTCATCTATTTGTTTACCACTTCCTTTTAATCCTTCAACCTTGGGTATCTCAGAAATTGCCTTATTTTGAGGCTGTAAAGAAGGTGCTTGATTTGTGAGGGTATCATTAAATTGTGCATTGAAAGCCTTGTTTTGTTTTATTGCTTCTTCAATCAATGCTTCGGGGCTTCCCTTTTTAGGTCTGTTTTTAATGTCTTGTTTAAGCTCTTGTTTAAGCTTTTTCCCCTCTTTTACATTGCTAAGGTCAAAAGGTATTAAATCGTCTATCTTGTTTGGTGGTGTAGCTTGTGCGTCCAGTGGGGTTTTGGTTTGTTGATTAGCCTTAATTTGATCCGCTAATGCTTGCGCTTTTTGTTTTGCGTTTAAACCCTTTAAATTAGTTTGTTCTGTGCCTTCATACTTCCGTATAGCTAGTTCAATCTCATTAGCTTCTTTTTCTAATTTTGCAACTCGTTTTTGGCTTCGCTCGCTTAAAAGTAGTTTTTCTCCACCAACCTCAGCTAAATGGTCATCAATGGACATTCTTTTGTCAGCCAACTTATCTTTTAAATCTAAAACCACTTGATTGCGGTTAGGTGGCACAACACTATCAGCATCTCTAGCTTGCCTTTCACCTTGTACCGCTTGCCTTTGGGCTGTTACCTCTTTAAATTTTTTAGCTCTTCCTAATTTATCAAAAGTTGGTTTTAAAGCTTTCCCTACGTTGTGTATTCCTAAATCAGCCACTCCACCCAAACCAGCCGCTAAAGCTGTTCTTCCTAGTTGATTTTGAACTGCCTGTCCGAAAGTTTGTTCACCACCTGCTACTTTTGCCCCTTCTTGAATTAAGCCTGGTACTTGCTCCAAGATAGCGTTTTCAATAACTCCTTTAGTTAAAACTTCAGCTGTTTCCTTCCCGCCATATTTTGCTACTGCTTTGCCAATGCCAGTCTTCATTAATTGTTTAGTTGCACCAGTCGCTAATTTAGCCGCTCCCGTAACTTCACCACCCCCTAGAAATGGTAAAATTTCACCCGCAAATTCTCCGACTTTGTAACCGCCTTGCTGTCTCATACCTTCCGCTAATTCTTTGCTTCCTAAAATTTTATTTTGAGCGTTTTTAATAAAATTAGGGTTTTGGTAATCAGCTTTGATAGCTTGTCTTTGAATTTCTGGGGTAGCTTCTAGTTGGCTTTTTCTTTTTAATAAATCAACTCTTTTGCCTGCTGAAATATCCTTACTTAAATCTTGATTTATTTGATTGATTTTTAAATTGTCTAAAGCTTTGATTCCTTGCCCTATAATAGGAACAGACCTAATAGCCTGATCTTGATAAGACATGACCGAGTCTAAACCAGTATTTAAATCTTTACCAAATTGAGCGGTTTTCTCAATCAAGCCAGCACCGTAAGAGATGATCGGATTAGAGAAAGTATCAATTGTTTGTTCTTGTGTATTTAAAGGTTGACCAACTTGCTTTTTAATATCAATTTGAGCTTTTTTAACTCCAAACTGATTAATTTTTTCGGGGGCAACTCCAGTTAAAGCCAAATCCTGTTTTTGAACAGCCTTAGCTTGAGTGGCTTGCAATAAACTTTTTTGCTTTTGTTGTGCAAGTTTTCTTAAATTTTCTTTTTCACTTTCTGAAATATCATCAGCATTGTCCAATATTTTATTAATATTCTGAAAAGTTAAATCAGTAGTTTTTTTATATTTTTCAACTTGCTTTGGTAATTCTTTTGTAGCGTAATCAGCTTTAAGTTGAGCTACTCGTTTAATATCATTCAAATTAACAGATTGTGGTCTAAGTATTCCCAAATCTTGCAAAACATTGTTACCTGCATTTATTGCGGGCTGAGCTTGCTTTAATAAACCTGCAAATAAGTTAGCCATTAATCAAACCCTTTAATAGAATTAAGTTGTTGCCTGATCAGCTCGGCTGTTCCGCCACCGCCTCCACCTTGGACTGCTCTTGGTCTTCTTTGCGGAGCGGTATTTGTAATTCCCATATTGTAAGCATCCTTAGCACTGATTATTTGTCCAGCAGGATTACCCCTTTTATCGACCTTTACAAAATTACCATCTCTTGTTTGTTTATATCCAGAAGCTCCACCGCCAGAAGTTCCACCGCCAGAAGCTCCACCGCTACGACCTCGACCACCACCACCACGACCAACTTTAGGAGGTCTTAAAGAAACGGCTATTTGTTGAGGTTTCATATTTGTAGCTATGATTCTAGCGGCTTCAGTAGCATTTGCTACATCTAAACTGCCATCTGATCTATACAAACTATCAATATTAATTCCACCTTTTGCCAAAGCCTCCAATTCAGAATCAGTAAGTTGTTTTTTGCCAGTTCTATAACCTGGATCAGTGAGTATTTTTTGAGCGATTTTGTTACCTTGCGTTTTATATTCAAGTTTTTTAGTTTCTTTTTTCTCTCCAAGCATACTGCCAATAAAAGGGCTTAAAGTTCCTAAGTTCACACCTTCGGGCACATCTAAATTGTTTGCTCTTAAATATTGCAAAGTAGCATTTTCTTTTTGGGCGTCTTCCAGTCCCTTCCTAAACCCTTTTTTGTCAAATGCGCCTGTTTCATCATCGTAATAATCCTCAAAATGCTGTTGTTGCCAAGCTTTATCATTAAACATTGCAGGGGCAACTTGTGGTTGAGCTGGATTTGCTTGTTCTTGAACTGGTGAGCTTGGCATAGGTATCGGTAACGGAACAGCACCATTTTCACTTATTGGCTCTGAACTAGGAATAGCTGCATTGGTTTGAGGAATTGCATTATTATTTCCATATTTTGCAGTCAATAAATCTAAATTTCTTTGTCTTTTTTTTGAAGTTAAATTATCTTTCAATTCCTCCATCTTTTGGAAATCCTCAATATCCGCCACTCTTTTCAAATTAAACATTTCAAGCTGGCGTTTTTGTGCTTGATTAGCTCTTCTATTTTGAGCAACATTTTGAGCAACAAGCATTAAGCCTTGCCCAAGTCCTTGACCTAGACTCATATTGCGACCTCCTGATAATTAACTTTCAGATAGCCAGATGGGTCTAAATGAACTGCATTTGGTCTATATAATTGAGCTTCCTGTGCAATAACTCCAATTTGTGGCAAATCAGTGCCTTTTATTTTGTAGCTGTAAATCGGTACTCCATTAGGTAATTTACCGATTGGCTTAATATTTTCTTTTAATCGGCTATCACTAAATGCACTTGCCAACGCAAGACCTCCACCTATTGTCGAACCAATGCCTGCTTTAGATTGTGCTTTTTGCTGAGCTGCCATTTGAGCGTTTTGCTGTTGCATTTGAGCATTTTGCTGTTGAATTTGAGCAAGATTACTAGCCGCCCCCATTCTAGTATTGGCTAAATTTTGCCCCATTTGAGTTTGTAAGTTTGCTTTATTTGTATTAATTCCTTGCAATTGCTGTTGAACATTCATCGCTGGATTAAACAAACTTTGAGCTTCATTCAAATATTGATTACGAGCATCATTTCTAATGCCCATTAATTGCTTACCAGCATTATCCGCTAGGCTTCGGCTTAAAGCAGCTTGCGCAAATTGTCCTCTTGAATTGTTTCGACCAGCCGACCCCATCCCTGAAAATGAATCACCTAAATTAGCAGTAACTTGACTTAAAATAGGTTTATAATTTGCATTATAAGCTTCATCTGAAGCTTGGTTAGCATTTACATCAAAATTATTATATTTATCTAAAGCGGTATTGTATAATTTTTGGCTTTCAAAGGGGTTATATAAAGCCTTGCTTGATTCAAGAGTATTAATGCCTTGATTACTAAAATCTCTTAGTTCCCCTAAAGCCGCCTCTCTTTGTGCCCTAATTTCATTTTCTCTTGCGGCTGCGGCTGCGGCTGCTCCATTATCTCCACCACCTTTCTTTTTAAAACTCATAATTGCCCACCTCTTAAAGCCGCATTCATAGCCGCATATTTATTTTGGGGAGCTATTTGCAAATTGCCCGCTTGTTGAGCTTGAGCTATTCTTTGAGCTCTTAAAGCTGGTAATATTTGGCTTGTGTAAATATTTCCACTTTCCGAATTATCAATAACCCCTTCAGGCGAGTTGTCTATAATAGGCTGAGATGGAATCAACTCACTCAACATGCCGTCTATTCCTTTTCCGCCAAAGCTTTTGCCACCTTGAAAAAAGCCTTTGTCATTATTCATTGCATTTTTTAAAAAACTCATGAGCCGTATTTTTTCTCCAGATCCCAACGACAATCCATCAACCAGTGATATTTTCCGTTCCAACGAACAGAATGATTAGCTTGTCGAGAGAAGAACACATGATTAGGCTCTTTAGCTCCTGCATGGCGGATAAATTCTTTACCTTTTGGTGTAAACGAATTCGCCCAAATATATCGGTATCCTTTATCGTACCAATGCCGCTGATAACTATTATACCAAAACTTTAAAAAGCTTGCGGCTGCTCTTGATTTTTCAATTTGACTTCCACGTAAAGCCAGAATTAGGTATCCGCTATGCTGAGGCTCGTCCTCGTGAAACATAAACATACAATGTATTTGATTATTTTTAAATACAAATCCAATATCTTGCGAAATTCTGGCATATTCATTTAATAAACCAATTCCATAATTAGCCACCAAAACAGCGTTTTTATCTTTTACAGTTTTAATAACATTCAAAGCAAATTCACGGGTAAAACCTTTAGAATAAGAAACAGGTAAATTAGGATCTAAGCTTTTCATGCAAACAAATAACTCTTTATCGCTTGCAGTTTCACAATACAAATCAACAATTTGATGTAAATATTCAACTTTTGTGAATAGGTGAGCTATCTTAGTATATCTTTCTAAGTACCAAGTAGGTCTTTTAGGTGCTTTAAATTCAATTAAATTTGACTCTTCTTGAATATTCTCTATTTGTTGCAATTCTTCTATCATACGATGACGCTCCCGTTCCTAAATGTGATAAAACCACTACCAGCCGCCCCGTGTTGGTGAGGCTGAGAGAAACTAACCCGAGTATTAACTTTAAAATCTTGTAAGCAATATCTCATTTTGCTTTCTGATTGAACCCTTTTGGCTTGTGCTTCATCTATAAGACCATTTGTAAACATAAGCCATGCATAAATATGATCTTCTAAAAATCCATCACCTGACCGATTACAAGCCGTCAAACTGGAAGCCGTTAAAGCACTTGGTTCTTGATAATAATAGCCTCTGATTTGGTAAACATCATCTGGAGCTAAAACGAAGCTCAATTTTTTGGCATTGGCAACAGCGGTTGTCTTTATAAACCAGCCGTAAGGTTTTCCGCTTTCAATATCGCTCAAATCACCGTTATATTGTCTCTTTACAAAGTCTTCAGGGTAATAAATAAGGGGTATGTCATTTCTACCGCTTGGGTCTATAAGCCACATCTCAACGCCGCTTATTTGAGTTGTATCGAAAGCAAGAGTATATTCATTTACTCCAGCAATAGTATTAGTATCAAAGTAAGTTTTAAAATCCTCTTGCTTCCAATCAACCAATTCACCATAAGCTTTAGCGAATTCAGCTCTGGCACCTAATGGGTTTCTCTCAGTACTACTATCATAGTCAGTTGTTTGCAAAGGAGTTTTAAAAGCCCTTGCAAAAGCACGATTTACGATATTTAGTACTGAGTCTGCCATTTTTTCTCCTAAGCAATATTACTTGCTGATTCGATTACAATATTTACTTCATAAGCACCCGCTGGACTACCACCCAAACCAGCAGTTGTAATATTAGTTTGAATAGTATCTCCGCTTGCGTAAGGTATAAATGGATTTTTGCTTAAGTCCGTCGCAAAGTGATCACCAGGCAAAGTAACCGAGGTAGACGGTGTAAATTTATAACTAGTACCAACCACAGCACCGTCTACAAAACTAATAGTACCTAATGTATAAGTAGTACCACTTCTAACGAGTTGCAAGCTTACCACCGCTGGAGTTGAGGTATTCACAATTGCGGTAGTTACAATTACTTCCGAGTTGCCAATATGCAAGTTACCAGCACAAGAAGCTACATATTTATAGCCAATCCCTGTAGCGGTGGTTACATCTAAAGTTTTAAGACTTGGGTTATTAAGAGTTATCACATTATTAGACATTTTATTTTCCTTCTTTTTTAGGTTGTGTTTGGGGTTTTAGATTAAGTTTTTCAAGCAACAAATCAGTTTCAAATTCATTTAACGGGCAATCTTTTGGAATAGTATTAGTTTCATAGAGAGAAACAATTAAGTTATTCAAGTGAGTAGTTTTATCCATGCCAACTTTTGACCAGTTAAAATAAACACGACTAGACCAAGAACCTTTATCAATGTCGATAGTATCTTTTTTATACTTCCGAACAGCCATATCCTGTTTTTCAGTTCCTTCTCTGTAAGCTTTATAGCGTTCACAAAATAAAGCAATATCATTAATTAAACGCTCGGCTATTTTTAAAGACAACTGATCAAGATTTCTCATATTGTTTACATCAATTTGAAAGCCTTGACCAAGCCAGTATTTCTTTAAAACAGAAGTTGCAGCTCTTTCTTTTTCACCTATCAAGTTCCAATATTCTTCAAACTCTAAATGAGCCATTACTCGAATAATTCCTTTATGCGAAACAATTAAGCATAAATCAGCTTTTGCAGCGTCTAAAATGCGTTGTTCCTCGGCAGTTTTATTGTCATTCTGTTCAAGAAGAGTAAAGTAATAATTGTCTTCCCACTGACTAGCTTGTTTGCTTTTACCACCCAGCATTTTTTCAATAACTTTACTTAAAGCATATTGACTGCTTGGAGGTAAACTTCTACTTAACTTTTCATTTGAAAAAGAATTACTAGGTCTTGAAACACCTTCATTTAATCTCTCTAATAAACTAATACTCATATTTCCTTATTTGCTTAATTAAGCGTTTACTTCATCAAAATCAAGTAACATTCCAGCTACATCACGCAACTCGGCTACTCCATAAAATACATCAGCCACTTGCAAATTAGCCAATTCAGGCAAAATGTAGTCTGACTGTACTCTTGGCTTAATACCAAAAGCAACCATAATTCCCTCTTTAGTTAGAACCATGCCTTTAACCGCTCCACCAGTTTGAGTCAAATAATTAGAACGAGAAATACTCACACCGTGAGGAGTTTCAATTAAATGACCTTTATTAACTTGATCTAAGCCTCTTTGTCCAGCGATTTGGTATTCATCACGACCTTGTAAAATGTCTTCATAGGCATGAGGTGAGACGTAAGCTACTGCTCTGTTGTCAGGATTGCGAATATCAATTCCATTTGCATAAAACCTTCTATTGACTTCACCAAAAGTGTCAAAGCTCATTACAGAACCACCACCAGAACCAACTACGGTACTAAAACCAGTAGCCAAAGCACAAATATCTCTCTCAAAAGCTTCTGCAATTGCTTTAGCTTGATATTTTGCTATGTTATCCATTGTAAGAACGCCCTGATTCAATTTAGCAATGTCTTCCATCATAATAGCTACATATTTGTGCTTGTTAAGAGTTAATGAAACAGTGCTTAAAGCATTAGTTTGAGCAATAACAGGGCTATTAGCCACTTTATCCTTAGCGGTAAATTTACCAGCGACGGTAACTCTGATAGTGTCCCCTTTTTGAGCATTACCTGGTACTTGGTCTGAAACATCAGTTAAAGGTACAGGGTGATCAGGACTTGCTAAACCAGCTTGATTGAAAAACATTGGGGAAAAGTTTTGCAGCTCTTGATCTAAACTCCACAAAATCTTACTTGTGAGTATTTTGGATACCTTGAGGGTATTGATTGAGCTGTCTGTATAGTTATAAACCATTGTATTTAAACCTTAAATTAAAACGGATCGGGTATTTGTCCACTCATCCACTTCTGTTCAAGTTGTCTCACCATTTGAGGGTCGGCGGTACGCTTCCAAGAATTGTATTCCTGAGCACCACCAGTTTTTCCAAATGGCCAACCGCCTGCAGATTGTGATTGAGTGTTTTGTTGTTGAGGAACTCTTCCAAATGTCTGACTCTGCAAAGGCTGAGAATTTTGCTGTTTTCGCTCACTGAATGACTTGAATCCTTGTACAGCTTTTTGAATATTAACTCTACTACCAGACTCATATAGATTCAATAAACTCTCTAGTTCGGCTTTGGTTTGTGGATTATTAGCTGAATAATATTCACCCCAAAAATTTGCCGCTAAATGCTGAGAATTCTGGAAGCCATTATTAATTGCCGCTTCTTCACGAGTTTCACTAGCCACCATCTCAGTATAAGAATCTTTTGTCATCACCCCTTGGGCTTTGAGAAATTCTTGAGCTTCTTTTAGTGAAGTTGGATCGTACTGCGAGCTGGGCTGTTGAATTGGCTGGTAACCCAAACCTGCAAGTGGATTAGCCTCTAAACTGCTTAATTTGCTTTGTAGAGATTGAATAACTCCGCTGAGCTGTTCAATTGTCGGTTCAGTTGTTTGATAATCATCTTGATAGGACTCATTTGAGCTATCAAAATATGAAGTGTCATCAATAGACATTTAGTTGTTGTTCCTCTTGGTTTTCGAGCTTCCCGATCTGTTGAGCTAATTCGCTTAAAGAAAATTTAGATTTAACGACTTGTAAGCTGTCAATTCTGGCTAAATATTCGTGTCTCAGAGAAACATCTGAAATTTTAGACAGATTAGCCCGCAATTTTCGTATCTCAACTTCTATTTGGCTAGCAGCGTATTCAAGAATTGGCTCTATTTGCACTAGGTCAATATTCTTAGCTTTTAACTTTAAAAGTTCTAGGTCTGAATTTTGGCTTTGCGCAGTTGTCATAATCTAATAATGACTTATTAATGGCTGTTTTTCTGGCTTGAATCAGTGTTATAGAGTGTTGTAAAATGTAATAGAGTGCAGTAGATTCAAATAAACAAATGCCTAAACCAAAAACAAGTGAAAAGCTGAAAACAGCAATGATTTGCGTAATTCACAAAGAAAACTGGGAATTTGTATTAAAAAATGTAAAACTTTCAGGCTCTAAAAACGAGTCTGAATGGTTGAATCAAGTAATTAGACGGCTAAAAAATGGGGTGGAGAAGTGAAATATTTTGTAACACAGCATCCATGCGGGCAATTTTTACTCAATAAAATGCACCATTGCGATAGCAGTAAAGGCATAAGCATGAGGTGGGAGTCTATTAGCGATCATCGGACTTTATTGGAAGCAATAAAAACGGGCAATGCGAAAGAAGATATTGAGGGCGAATGCCTGAATCGTATTGAAGCGTTTGCATCTTGTGAAGCGATGAAAGGTAGTATCAAGGAGGCTAAATGATTATGATAATTGATAAAGAAGAACCT